CGTCTTAGGTACGAGGAGGCGTATGCTTCGCTCCTAGCTGACGGGTTGTCCACCCGGCGAGATGCTAGGGTCGCTGCATTCGTTAAGGCTGAGAAGTTGAACAACTACAAGTTGCACAAGCCGCGGGTGATCATGGGCAGATCACCTAGGTACAACTTGGAGTTGGCTTCTTATCTAAAACCCCTCGAACATGCCGTCTATCCAGCACTTAGGGGCTGGTCGGCAATGTATACTAGGACCCGTTTGATTGGAAAGGGCCTGTGCGGAGAGCAGAGGGCGTCGTTGTTGCGGCGGAAGATGCTATCCCACCCCGGAATGGTCTGTTTCGAGGTGGATTGCAAGTCATTTGAGTCCCATTTGACCATTTCGCAACTGGAAGAGGAGCATGGTATTTATGGCTCCCTGCTTAAGTCCCCGAGGTTACGCAAGCTCCTGTCTTGGCAACTGGAGTTTGACGGGGTTTTTAGGTCGGGAGTAAAATACCGCGCCAAGGGTGTCAGGGCTTCGGGGGACTTCAACACTGGCCTAGGCAACACACTCATTATGTGTTGTTTGGTGCTTGGGGTCGCTCGTCGTCTTCGAACTAAATTCGATATGCTTGCTGATGGAGACAACGCAGTGGTCTTCATCTCTGAGCGGCACTTAGACCTTTGGCGGCGAGAGCTGCCTCTAGTCTTCCAGGAAATGGGCCATGAGGCCGAGATTGGCGAAACCGCAACCGAGGTTGGTTCGATCGTTTTTGGGCAGTCCAAGCCATTGTGCGTTAATGGCCGCTGGACTATGATAAGGGACCCGCTGAGGGTTCTGTCTAATACTTTTGCCGGACACCAGCATTTTAATGAAATGCGTGGGGGGTGTCGCGTTCTTAAGAGTATTGCCTACTGCGAGGCGGTCATCAACCGGGGCGTGCCTGTTTTGCAGGCTTTCGCCCACGCCATGCTCAAGAGACTGAGGTCAGTTCCCTTCGTGCGGGAAGGGTTCGACTTTGGGAATCTTGAGTATCAACGCGTTGCCACCCATAGCGACGGCTGGGCTCGTAGGAATGAGGAGATTATAACTACTGAGGCCAGAATTGCTTTTGAACGTTCCTGG